AGTAATACTAATGCTTTACAACCTAGTTTAAGATATGTTTTAGGAGAAGTAAACAGAACTGTTTATGGAGATAATCTTGTTTCCACTGATGTAGATCTAAAAAGATGGTCAAAACAAGGTATTTTAATGCTTAATACATCTCTAACAGTTGAAGTAGGTAAAATTGGTAGTCATTATGATATTTGGAAAGATTTTACAGCATATTTACTTGATTATTTAACACATAATAAAGAAAATATTGTGTATATTTACATGGGTAAAAAAGCTCAGGAATGGGCAGATCTTACCGGAGATAATAATCACAAACTTTTTGTAAGTCATCCTGCTAGTGCAGCATATACAAAACAAAAACATTGGGACTCTAATAATGTATTTTTAAAAACACAATTATTAGTAAAGCAATATCACAATATTGATATAATTTGGTAAACATGGAAGAAATATTTAATAAACTTATAGAAAAAGAATTAACACCTAATAGTTTCTATGTTTTATATTGTATATATAATAATGTAAAACCAAATAAATATGTTAATAGTAGTTTAGAGGTAACAAAATTAAAACAAGAAGGTTGGTTGGAAGAAAATTTGCAATTAACAAGTAAAAGTATTATATTTACAGTTGAAATAGATGGTTATTTTAAAAAAGCCAAAAAGAAAACAACTAAAGATTTACTGGGTGACAACTTTACTAACAACATAAAAACTTATGTTGAGATATTTCCTAATAGAAAATTATCTAGTGGAAAATATGCAAGAGTAAATCCTAAAAACCTAGAAAATTCTTTTAGATGGTTCTTTGAAAACTATGAATATGATTGGGATATGATTTTTAAAGCAACAAAAAAATATATATATGATTACAGCTTAAAGAACTATGAATACATGAGAACTTCTCAGTATTTCATAAGGAAACAAAATATTGATAAAACATGTGATTCTGAGTTAGCTGATTACTGTAATATGATTGATAATGTATTAGATGATGAAGTAGTATTTATTAAAGAGAGAAGGTTATGAATTGGAAGTCAAGGGGGGTTTTACTACTCATTGCAGTTTTTAGTAGTTTGTTTGCATATGTGGTTATCCACAAATTTATATTCCCAATATCAGTTTGGGAATACTTAGTAATTGAAGGTATGATCACCATACTTCATTTCCTATATAATATTTCAAAAGAAAAAACAATAGACATTTTTAATTAATTGTTATGGAAAATCTGTATAATGGAGCTAGGGCATATAAGCCTGTTAGTGAAAGAGACTCTTTAAGAAAAGCTATTCTAAAAATCAAAGCTAGAAGACAAGGAGATTTAAAATCCTTAAAAACTTCTTGGACTAGATTTAATGATGCTTTTTGTGATGGTCTTGAATGGAAAACTATTACTGTAGTTGGAGCTAGACCAGGAGTTGGTAAAACTTTATTTATGGAGCAATTGGTTAATGATGTTATAACAGAAAACACAGACCAAACCTTCAGAGTATTAAAGTTTCAATTTGAAATGGTTGATGAAACCAATGGTATTAGAAAACTATCTATGAATACAGGATCTGATTACAATACTTTAATGAGTAAAGGAAAATTAGTTGACAAAACTATTTTTCAAAAATGTGTAGAAGTATATGAAAAAACAGAACATACAGATGTGATTGATGTAATATATGATCCCTGTACTGTAGATGAAATGTGTGCAACTATACATGCTTATATGGAACAACACAAAGTTCAAAAAGGTGTTGATCAAAATGATAATCCAACATATGATTACCTAAATACTTTAATTACTATAGATCACTCATCTTTATTTAGAGTTGCAAAACAAGAAAAAGATAAGTTTGAAATGCTTTATGCATTAGGAGAAGCTCTTACAAAGATGAAAAAGAAATATCCTATAGCTTTTATAGTTCTAAGTCAGCTCAATAGAAATATTGATCATCCTGACAGAGCTAAAGATGGCCAGTATGGTAATTATGTTTTAGATTCTGATTTATTTGGTGCTGATGCTTTACTTCAACATGCAGATGTTGTAATAGGTATTAACAAACCATTTTCAAGAAAAATAAGATTTTATGGTCCTGAAAGATATATAGTAAATGATGAAGAGCTTTTAGCTTTTCACTTTCTTAAATCTAGAAATGGCTTAACAGGTTTATTCTTTTGTAAGCTTGATAGAACTACCATAAGAATAGTGGAGATAGATTTTCCACCACAAAGCATAAACAATTAATATAAATATATGAACAGAAAAGAAAAAGAAAATGAATTTTATGCTTTCCATATGGAAAGGTTTAAACAACTAAAACTAGCAGATCCAGCATTTGTTATTAAAACAGCTTTCTTTCAAAAAGGAAAATTTGGTAAACAAGTACAACTTTTTGAAGGAGAATTAAATAAAGGTGTAGACATCTTTATTGAAATGATTGATATTGTAAGAGATAATGATAATAAGGAAATAGATATGGTTCCTGCTAATGCAGATAGACAACTATTTAAATATACTTATAATCCTTATTTTGCTGAAGAATATGAAACTAAAGAAGGATTAGGTAAATCAGGAACAGGTTATGTTGCTTATATTATTCCAGCATCAGAATTAGTTGCAATTTTAAAAGATGGTTCTCAAATTACCTATAATTTATGGGAAAAGAGAAAACTTGATGCAGAAATTACTGCAGAATTAGCACCTAAAGAACAAAATACCTTATCTATATTTCCTGATTTTGAAGATGTATTCTTAAAGAAAGAAACTGAATTAACTTCAGAAACAGCTTCAGACATTCTTTTAAGAATAGCTGCAGATTTTCAAAAACTAGCACAAATACTTAAATAAGATGGCTATAGTACTTCCAACAAAAAAGATCAAGGCTGATAGAGTTAATCCTAAAAGATTAATTATCTATTCAAAACCTAAAACTGGTAAAACTTCAGCATTTGCAGGACTAGAAAATAATCTTATTTTAGATTTAGAAAATGGTGCTGATTATGTAGATGCTTTAAAAGTAAAAATTAGTTCTTTACAAGAATTACTAGATGCAGGTAAAGCTATCAAAGAAGCAGGTAAACCTTATACTTATGTTACTATAGATACAGTAACTGCATTAGAAGATATGGTTATGCCTTTGGCTATTAAGCTATACAAACAAACATCTATGGGTAAAAACTATGATGGAGATAATGTATTGTCTTTACCAAATGGTGCCGGATATTTATATTTAAGGCAAGCTTTCTTTCAGGTTTTAGATTTTATTGATACTTTAGCACCCCATATTATTTTATCAGGTCATATTAAAGACAAACAGGTAGATGATAAGGGTGAAATGGTAATGGCTGCTAATATAGATTTAACAGGTAAAATAAAGTCTTTGATTTGTGCAAATGCTGATGCAATAGGTTATATGTTTAGAAAAGGTAATCAAACTATTCTAAGTTTTAAGACTATTGGAGAAGTGACTTGTGGAGCAAGACCTGAACACTTAAGAAATGAAGAGATAGTAATTTCTGAAATGAATGATAAAGGTGAATTAATAATTCATTGGGATAAAGTATATAAATAATAATAATTAAAAACAAAAACAAAATGGGATTAAGTACAACAGATTTAGGAACTGGAACAGGTTCAGGGATGCCAAAAACAATTGGCCCAGGAAATCACACATTAACTATTAACAGTATGCATTTGGAAGACTTTCAATTTATTGATGGTGCAAAGCATTTAATACTAAATGTAGAAACAGAACCTATTGAAGGTTTTGAAGGATTTATGATTGATAAAGATGATGAAAGTAAAGGTCATCACAAAGGTCAAATTGGTAGAGTTAAGGCTAGCCAATATGCTTTTGCAGATGGAGAAACTAAATCAGGTATTAAAATTCAAAGAGATAGATCTATTATGATTTTCTTAAGTAACATGTCTAAAAATTTAGAATTTTATGAATGGTTTGTAGAACAAGATAATAAGTTTAATACTATTGAAGATTTTGTAAAAAACTTTAATGATAAGGCTCCTTATAAAGGTATACCAATAGAATTCTGTATTGCAGGTAAAGAGTATATAAATAAGTCTGGTTATATAAATTATGATATGTGGTTACCAAAAGCAGAAAATAAAACATATGCTTATGGAGAAAATGTTATGGTTTATAATGAAGCAAAACATCTTAAAAAGGTAGAAGTTAAGGAAGTAAAAAACTTTGGTGATGATGAAGATGATTTCACAACTCCAAGTAAAGGTTCTTCTGATTTTAGTTTAGATTAACATTTCTTGTATAAGGGAGTTATTCTGACTCCCTTATATTTTTAAATTAAATGATTATGATTTCAACAAAGAATTTAATTTATGATTTGGCAGATGTGCCAAGAGAATGGATATTTGAACACTATCTTAATTTAACAGAGAAACTTACAGGTCAAGACCTTAAAATAAAATCTGTGTTTAATTTACGTGAGAAAACTCCTTCTATGTGTATCTACATGGATAAAAATAATATCTATAAGTTTAAAGACTTTTCTTCCGGTAATGGAGGTGATACCTTAAGTCTTGTGCAAAATCTTTTTAATCTATCTACTAGGGGACATGCATATTTTAAGATAATAGAAGATTATAACCAATATGTTTTAAACAATGGTTTTAATCCTATAAAATCTTATAAGCAACAAAGCAGATATAAAGTTACTGATTTTGAAATTAGACACTGGAACACTCTTGACCAAAAATATTGGATGGGATATAAGATTGGTTCTAAATTATTAGAGAAATATAATGTTAGTCCATTAGAATATTATATTATGCAAAAGACAGATGATAATGAAGTTTTGTCTAGTATAACTATCAAAGGTAATTATATCTATGGTTACTTTAAAGAAGATGGTTCTCTTTATAAAATATATCAACCTAAAGTAAAGGACAGTAAGTTCATTAAAGTAAGAGATTACATTCAAGGTTCTGAACAGCTTACATATGATAAACCATTTCTTGTTATTACGTCATCTCTTAAAGATTTGATGGCTTATAATAAGTTAAAGTTTATTAATTCTGAAGCTATTGCACCAGACAGTGAGAATACTATGATTCCGGAAAATATTATGAATAGTTTATCTACTAAGTATCAAGATGTTTGTCTACTATTTGATAATGATGAACCAGGAATTAAGTCAGCTGAAAGATATAAATCTAAATATGGTTTTAATTATGTAGTTTTAAACATGGAAAAGGATTTATCTGATTCTATTAAAGTTCATGGAATTGAAACTGTAAGAAAAGAATTACTACCTTTATTAAGAAATGTACTATTATGAGTTGGCTATATCATGGAGAAAAGTTTAATAATTCAATGATACCTGAAAATGCAGAAGGGTTTGTATATGAAATGCAAGCTACTATTGATGGTAAACTTGTTAAGTATATTGGAAAGAAAAACTTTTACTCTACTGTAAAGAAAAGATTTGGTAAAAGAGCTTTAGCTCAAGTAACTGATAAAAGAACCAAAAAATATACTGTTGTCAAGAAAGAAAGCTATGAAAACTACTATAGCAGTAATAAAACTTTACAAGAAGCTCACAAAGCTGGAATTGAAATAAGAAGATATATGGTCCGCATATGCTTCTCTAAAACAGAACTTACTTATTTTGAAGTTAAGTTTCAGTTTACCAGAGAAGTATTAGAAAGGGATGATTTCTTAAATGGTAATATCTTGGGCCGTTTCTATGGTCCATTTAAAAAACAATAATTATGACAGAAAATGATATGACAGGCCTTCTATTACAGTTGGCTGACCTTGGTGTGACCGGAATTAAAATACTTTACTCAGGTGGAGGAGATTCAGGTGCAATTGATGAAATTATATATACAACAGAAGAAGTAACAAGTCTTCAAGACTTAGATGATTTAGATCCTTATAGTGAAAATGTTCTTAATTTAAGAGATCTTAGCACATCTTTCTATTCAGATATAGAAGACTTTGCTACTTCAAAACTCTTGGATGAAATAGAAGATTGGTGGAATAATGAAGGTGGTTATGGAACAGTACTTATTAGTATTCCTTCTGGTAACTATACAATTAATAATAATATTTATATTAGTAATACTGAAGAGTATACCCATAATGGTAATTTAATTAATCAAAGCTTAAACTAATGGCACATCCAATGCAACATTGCAAATCATCAGTTAAAAAATGGGGTGGTCAGTTATCTGATTACCAACCTATTCATGATTGGTTTGATGAAACCAAAGCTTGGATAGGACACAGTAAGCATAGAATGTTTAGACACCATAGTGAAGGTATATTTGAATGTGAAAAAGTATTTGGTAACTCATTTATAAATTCAGATGGTAAAACAGTATATACAAGATATGTTGGAGAACAACATGTAAAGGAAGACTGCAATGGATATATTCCAAGTGCAAAAGAATGGGTGGATAATATAAA